TGATGGGATGCTGGTGCTGCACCCGGATCTGGAGGTTTCATGGGACTCGTTTGTTGAAACGAGCGATGAAATCGGTTTGCCAGTGTCCGGCTGTATGACGACCAGTTTAGCTGAGATTGAGTTCGCTTCGAACATACCCTATCCAACCGCTGACGGCATCGTTTTCGGGCCTAAGATCGGCAGGACCCTTCAACGATTCGGTTGGACAATCAGTAATGCACCCCCTGATGTGTATGGTGCAGCTACCTCGCTGTTGGAAACGACACATCACATCCCTTTCCTCCGTCAGTTCATCGAGGCCCACCGACGCCTTGGTGTAGCATCTGACGCAGACTCTAACCCATTCCGATACAAGATGTTAGCGACGGACATGCATGAGGCGTGTCCTGAGACTTACGCCTTTATCGAGGAACGTTACGGTCTGAATGCGTCTTTGGAGAGGCACTTTGAGGAATTGCTATCGACAGTCACCTGCCTACCTGCGGCAATTAGTTGGCCACTGATTGACACGCTAGTTGAGCGCGACGAATAAGTCGGTAGACACCAATTATATCTGCGGTGTAAAACAGGGTATAGGCACTTTCACAAGATGGCGAAAGGCAAGAAACAGCAGAATGGCAAGAAATCTGTTAAACAAGGAAAGAAGCGTCCAGCTAGTCGTGCTGGCGGCAATACTACTATGCCTTCGTCTAGGCAAGTTAGCTCTGTCCCACGAGCTTTACCAAGAAAGCAAGGACACCTCATGGCAACATGCAGTATTACCGACCCCTTCTGCGTCCACGCACGAGGGTCTCAGAGACCCGATGGAGGCCCACCCACTATCCCTTATCAATACCGAACCGTTGTTACGGTCGGCGCTGATGGCACAACAGGCTGCGCTAGGCAGACCTTTGTCCCAAATCCGCTGGCCCAACTCAACTACGCCACACTTGTCTCCACTACGTGGACGAACACTGCGGCATGGATTGACCAAGGAGGTGCAGCCTTCATTAGCGGCAACGCAAAGGAATTCCGCATCACTTCGTTTGGCGTGATTATACGCTCCGCGATGACGGCAACAACGGCCAAAGGCCTGGTGATTATGTCCACCGACCCTGCCCCGTTAGTGTCTGGTACATATACCAAAGGATCAATGCAAGCGACCGAGTCTGTGGTTAGCACGTTGGCAGCCGGCTTTGAACATGCCTGGGTCTCTAAACCCATGGGAGCTTCGGCTCACTTGTTCCGGCCCATTGCCGATTACACCACGACCATGAGTAACTTTGATTGGACATCCTTAGTCGTCGAGGTCA